CCATTAAACAACCGAATACTTGTAAAACCAGACGTTGTACCAAATGAGACAAAGAGTGGTATCCTGCTTGGTAATGTAAGCGAGAAGCCAGCAACAGGAACAGTAATAGTTGGAGGACAGCTTGTAAAGGAGGGTGACAGCATCCTTTTTTCTAAGTTTGGGTTTGATGAAACAGAGATAGACAAACAAATTTATTATGTGGTCGCAGAACATAACGTGTTAGGAATAAACTAATGGAAGACCAAGACAAAGACATTTTCAATTACATAGTGGCTCAAGAAGCTAACTATAAACAACCAATACCAATAAATGATGTATGGAATTGGTCAATGAAAGACCACATCAAGACCAGTGACCTATACTTGAACTCACAGTTACTAACAGGCAAGAGTGATTTTAAGCCTGTAAAGAACATTACACGCCCTATTCTTAATCTTCAGCATAGAACAGAAGACTTGGAACTAAAGGATGTCCAAATCTATGTGGATAGCCCTGAGTTATATCACCTCTCCTTTCTTGTTAAGAAGTACCACGATGACATCTTCGTTCAAGAAAATGACCTTGATACATACTTTGATGAACTCAATGTCTCTAGGATAGACTTCGGGGGTGGACTATCAAAGAAAATGAGCAAAGCTAGACCAGAGCTAGTACCTTTGCAGTCTATTGCATTTTGTGACCAGACAGACATTCTTTCAGGTCCTATTGGTATCAGACATTATTTCTCACCAGACCAGTTAATGGATATGAAGAAAGTGGGCTGGGGTGATGAAAAGAATGGAGCAACCATAAGCGTAGAGGACCTGATTACATTATCTCGCTCAGAGAAGAAGAACGACAACACCGATGGGCAAATAGCCAAGACTACAGGGCGGTACATTGAGATATTTGAAGTACATGGGAACCTGCCTAAAAGGTTTGCAGACCCCACAGATGACTCAGGAGAATACGAAACCCAAATCTTTATAGTTGGTTTCTATCAAAAGAAAGGAAGTATGGATAAGCAAGGAGTCACACTATTTACAAAGGCAGAAAATACAAGCCCATTCAAGTTTATTAAAAGAGACCCAGTGTATGGGCGAGCATTAGGCTTCGGAGGTGCAGAAGAACTGTTCGAGGCTCAAGTGTGGATAAACTATGACATGATTCGTATGCAAGCTATGTTAGACGCTGCTTCGATAACAATCCTTAAAGCTATTGGTCCAAATAGTCAAAAGGTAGCAGGGCAAAAGCTAACAGACCTTGAAAACCTTGAAATATTAGATTTAGGAGAGGGTGGAGACTTGGGGCAAGTTGATACATTCCCAAGAAATATGCAGTTGTTTGATAACTCAGTCCAGCAATGGGAAGCACACGCACAACAAATGGGTGCAGCTAATGACGCTATTATGGGAAACAGCCCAGCATCAGGAACACCATTCAAGCTACAAGAGCTTGTTACATCAGAAGCACACGGACTGCACGAATACCGAAGAGGACAGTTTGCTAAGCACATCGAAGAAATATACAAAGACTGGATTGTCCCACATATCCAGAAGAAAATAACAGAAGGGTATAAATTCCTATCAGAGCTATCACTTGAGGAGTTGCAATATGTAGGAGAAATGCTCGCAAATAACGAAGCAAACAAAAGACTGAAAGACATGGTACTAGCAGGAGAAGAAGTTACACCAGATATTCAGAAAACTATGATGGAACTTATCATGTTGGACTTCAAGAAGAAAGGGAGTAAACACTTTATAGAGATACTCAAAGGAGAATTTAAGAAAGCAACATTGTCAGTGAAGGTATCAGTGAAAGGTAAGACAAAAGACTTAGCAGGAAGAACAGATAAGCTAGTCAATATCTTTAGAGAAATTATCGTTAATCCAGCAGTGCTAACAATCCCAGCAATCGCTAAGATATTCAACGACATCCTAGAGTCATCAGGACTAGACCCAGCAGACTTCTCAGGGATTACCAAAGAGCAATTACAAGCAACACAGCCTCAGCCAACTGAGCAACCTGTAACACAAAATACCGATGGACAATCCAGCATTTAAACTAATAGCAGACAATAAAAACCTCTTTGACTTATTAAAGCTTGCGTTGCTTTCTAAGTTTGATATAATTACAACAACAGACACAAAAGATGACTTAATTCTCGGACAAATACTAAGGTCGAGTCTGACAGGTAAACAAAAAATAGAGGAGCTTTTTAAAGAAATAGAAGGCTACAAAACAAAAGCACCAGAAGATATAAAAATAAATCAAGCTAGATAAACAAGGTTATTCTACCTTTCAAAAGGGAAACTTAATAATTATTCTTTTAATAAAGAAAACAAATAACAGTTATGAATACTGAAGAAAACAATCAAAACGAAGAAGTAGAGACACCAGAAGTAGAACTAGAGCTTGAAGTAGAGGAAGAAGAAAAAATAACCATGTCTAAGTCAGAATGGGAAAAGTTTCAACAGACTCAAGGCTCACTCAAAAGGCAAGTCAAGGAACTGAGAAAATCCAGTGAACCTAACGAACCTAAAGAGACTTCATCAAACGAACTGAATGACACACAGCTCAATTATCTAGACGTGAAAGGTATATATGAGCCTGAAGACTTAAAAATTGTAGAGACCTTTGTTCAAAAGACAGGTAAAAATGTCCGAGAAGCTCTCAAAGATGATTATGTCACAGCTAAACTTTCCTCTAATAAAACAGCCAGAGAAGTTCAAGAAGCAATGCCAAGCGGAAGTAAGCGAGGAGGTAACCAATCAGGAGACCTAGCCTCAGCAGTTGCGAAGTACGAAGCAACAGGAGTGTTACCAACAGACTTTAAAACAAGGTCAGAGGTTATCAACGCTTTTGTAAGCAAAGGACATAACAATAAACCAAGCTGGCAGTAGCCTCAAGTTCGTTTAATTATTAAGAATTAAACAAACAACAGCTCTTTAACAATTTAGGTTCATGGATTGCTTTATGAAGCGGTATGGGATATAATTATCTTATGCCAAAAGGAATTTATCTTCACAAACCAGAAAACTATCCACCATCTCGCAAAGGCTCTAAGCTCTCAAAAGAACATTTAGAAGCCTTGAGAGTCGCAAACTTAGGGAATAAACATTCTCTAGGGAAAAAGGATTCAGAGGAAACTCGAAGACTTAAAAGCGTAAACTCAGCAAGACATTGGCTAGGTAAAAAAAGACCTTTAGTGTCTAACGAGACTAAGGACAAGATGAGTAAGTCTCTGAAAGGTCACAAGGTTTCTGAATACACACGACAACGAGTGAGCAGTCTTTCAAAAGGTAAGTTTGGGAGACAGCATCATTGTTGGGTAGAAGATAAAAAAAGACCGCTCCAGAAAGCAATCCGTGAAATCTTTAAGTATGTAGAATGGAGAAAGACCATATTCACAAGAGATAATTATACTTGCGTGTTATGTGGGACGACAGGATATGTAGAAGCAGACCATTGCCCGACTCGTTTTGTGGATATATTGAAACAGAATAAGATTGAAACTATAGACGAAGCAATAAAATGCGAACAACTATGGGATACAGGAAATGGAAGAACTTTATGCAAACCTTGCCATCTTAAGACTATTACTTGGGGACGAAAACCTAGATTGCAAAAGAAATAAAAAACAATATGGCTTAACCTCAGGGTCATATAAAATCTTCTCTGATTGACTTGGAAGTCCAGAAGTGGACGACAGGGCGGAAGCGAAAGCACCGTGAACGACTAAGCGAGAAGACACTGAAAGGTGAAGCGATAGTCTGCTCTACGATATAACAAAAGAAGTCGTAGAAATGGATAGAAATAATCCATTCCCCGAAAGGGAGTAACAACAAGGAATACAATAATCTATCAAGCACTTTGGGAAAACAAGCTCGCACAGCGACTTGACAGACCACAAAACTGGAAAGAGGTTAACGATGTAGTCTACTCAGACGCACAGACTTACAACTTTCCTTTAGTTTCACAAGCAAACGAACCAGCAGTTGCAACTCTTACAAACACCGCAGCAGGACGTTCAACACTTTCTAACGTTATTCCTTTCATTGACGTTACAGAGACAAACCAAACTCTATCAATCGTAACAGCTGAAATTGACTCAGTGTACCTAGACTACGCTGACCAAGCTCAATCTAACTACGCTAAGATGGCAGAAATGGGTAATCTTCTAGGAAAGAAAATCGGAGAGCGAGCAGAAGCTATCTCACTTGGTAACCACGCAGCTTGGACTAACATCGGAGACGTAGGAGCAGGAGCAGTAGGACTTTCAACAACAACACTTACAGTAACAGCATCAAACGTTGACGACATCGTTCGAGGAATTATTGAACAAGTGTATGTAGCTAACGGATTCAACCTTTACAAAGAAAAGGGTGGATTTATCACATGGAGACCAGCAGACTGGACTTTCATGACACAATTCATGCAAGCTAACGGATTCAATATGGCCGACTCATCTCTAAAGGATGGAGCATCTATTGGAGTTGATTATCTTGGATTGTACCACTACGTTTCAACAGCTCATACAGCACAGCACTTGTTTGCAGGTATACGAGGCGTACAAAAACTAGGTATTCTAAAGAGTACTTATGGTCGAACTTATGTAAATGAAATGCCAGCTTCTTCAACAGCAGGCTCACTTTCAGGTACACAAATCCACACACGTCTCGATTACGGACTACTTGTCCCAACTAACCTTCTTCCAACTATATTTGATGTAAATGTCGCATAATTTATTAACTAATCTATAAAATATATGGCAACATCAAAATTCGCAGCAAGTTTAGAACGACAAACAGCAAGACTATCGCCAGAGTTCGGGTCATTGCAAGTAGCTAAAGCTATTTACAACTTCGCAACAGACGGAGGAGCAGCCTCTCTTATTACTCCAAGAGTAACAACAGGGCTACCAAAAAACGCTATCATCGTAGGAGGAACAGTAAACTCTACAACAGCTTTTACTTCAGCAGGAGCAGCAACATTGTCAGTAGGAACCTCAGCAGGTTCTTCAGCTACATCTATACTCGGAGTTACAGCAAAAGGATCGCTTTCGCTTAACGCTGTTATAAATGCAGTACCAACGTTTGCAGGACCAGTAAAGCTGTCAGCAGCAGGTAACGTTACAGTTACTATCGGAACTACAACTGCAACAGCAGGAGTAGTAGAGATTACATTGTTTTACTTTGTAGCAAACGCTTAGTTTGTTCTCATCCTCAGCCCTTTAAAGAGGGTTGGGATATGAAAAGAAACACAACACAACCCAAAATAATCATCGCAGTACCTTGTTCTGATTCAATGTCTATGAAGGCTATGACGGCTCATGCTATTGGTTGTACTATTCTCGGAGCTAAAGACCTCGTCACAGACTTTCTCCTCCGTATATCTTGCGACATAGTCTCATCTCGCACATGGCTAGTAAACGAAGCAATCAAGAACGGAGGTACACATATCCTATTTGTAGATTCTGATATGCACTTCAACATGAGTACAGTTCACTCACTACTAGCACACAAAAAAGAAATTGTCGGCACTGAATACAATAAGAGAAAGTTTCCCCTAGAAGGAACATTTAAACCTATGACCGAAAGAAGTGAAACAGAGCTTTACGAGGCTAATTACGCAGGGATGGGCTGTATGTTGATAGACCTTTCTATCTTCGAGAAAGAGTGGGTAGATTCTGAAACAGGTAAAAAGCTACCGTGGTTTAACTTTGGGAGAGATTCACAAGGAAACTTGGCAATGGGTGAAGACGCATTTTTTTCTAACGCTGCAAGGGAGATGGGTATTAAAACCTACATTGACCCTACCATTAAGGTAAGACACCAAGGGGATTATTTTTTTTAGAAGTATAATAAATATATATGAAAGGAAAAAAAGGATTTCAAAAAGGACATGGGTGCTTCTGGTCAGAAGAAACAAAGCTGGCATTTTCAATGAAGACAAAAGGGAAAGTCTTATCAGAAGAACACAAGAAGAATATTGCAGAAGGCAACAAAGACAACAAGTCTGGTTTAATAAATGGTGAGAAAACAAGATTTGGAAACTACGGAAGAGTAGGACATAGCTGGACTGGCACAAAGAATGAGTACAGAAGTCTTCACAGGTGGGTGGAAAACATGTTAGGCAAACCTTGTGAGTGTTCACAGTGTGGTGTAGTGACTTATGGAAGACAAATACATTGGGCTAACAAAAGCAAAGAGTACAAAAAGGTTCTATCTGATTGGGTTAGACTTTGTGCAAAGTGCCATTATCAGTATGACTTTTATAAACTAACAACAAATTAACATGGCACTAGCATTTTCAGATAGTATAAACGGTTTAGGAATAGTACAGCAAGTACGAAGCTTTATGCGTGCAGACTCTAACCAGTGGACCACAGCAAAGATAGTGAACTCATGCAACAACTGGCTAGATACGCTCACGGGGTACGCTATAGGGGCGGATAGACGCTTCCAATGGGACAACACGAACCACACAGCACTCCCAGAGGGCACTACAACCTTAACTATTGACCAGACAGACTATTCTTTCCTTACAGACCAGCAAGGCAACAACATCATCACCCTTACAGGTATTTCAATATTAAGAAATGGTATTTATGTACCACTTATGCCAGTAGATAGAAACGACCCTAGTATTGATGCTTCAACCTTTGGGGTAAATACTGGTGTGGTAACTTACTACGATAAAATTGCAGATAACGTCATCAGACTGGACGCTAAACCAGAGGCAACAGTATCGTTAGGACTTAAATTCTTCTTTCAAAGAACCGCTCCTTCTTTTACAGCTTTGGACACAACCAGAACAACAGGATTCTCTCCTTTACTTGATAGAGGATTTGTTATTGCATCAGCGTATGAGGGGGCTATAACACTTGGGCTATCAAACATGCAAGCTCTTTCAGCAGAAATGCAAAAAGAAGAGAAGAAAATGATTCAATACTTCGAGGATAGAAACCAAGACGAAGAAAGAATATTGCGACCAATAGGGATAAGCTTTAGATAATATGTCAATCACAAACACCACAAAACCAAATTCTAGTATCGCTAACGCAACCAGAGTAGTTTCTTTTGAGACTTTTAATTCTAATACTACAACCTTTGATTCTGAAACTCGTACTTTTGACCAAATGGGAACAACAATGACGAATACAAGTCGGACATCGTCTACTATCACTAACACTATTAAACCAACATAATATGGCAGCAATTACACCATCAGTAGGTTCAGACGGAATCACAACAGCAAACTTCATGACGAAGAATAATACTAATCTTGCTAACTTAAACAGCGACAAGATAGAAACTTCTTTTATAGATACAGACACAACACTCGCAGCCAATTCAGACGTTAAAATACCTTCACAGAAAGCAGTCAAGGCTTATGTAGATGCAGGAGGTAACGTAAACGCAAGTGAAACAGAAAGAGGTATCAACCAAGAAGCCACAGACGCTCAAATGGTATCTGGTGCATCCACAGGTAGTACTGGAGCTAAACTCTTTGTAACACCTGCGAAGTTGGCGACTGCTGCTTTTTCAAAAGCTACAGATGTTCAAACATTTACATCTTCAGGTACTTGGACAAAACCAACAACGGGAACTCCGAAAATGGTTTTAATTCAGGCTTGGGGGGCAGGAGGTGCAGGTGGAAAAGACTCAGTCAGGTCAAGTGGTGGAGGTGGAGGTGGCTCATATATTGAAATGCTTTTACCTGCTTCTTCTTTAGGTGTAACAGAAATCATTACCTTAGGCGATGGGGGAACGTCAATATCTTCAAACGGTGTAGGTAATGCAGGTGGCAATACTACTGTCGGTTCTATTATAACTGCTTATGGAGGAGGTGGGGGTGGTTATGATGGAGCAAATC